AGTATGTGTGTATGGATTTAGATTGTGATTGGGGTAGTGAGGAGCTTCCTAATTACAGGGGATGTGCTGAGTAAGTAGGTTAGCGGCGACATTTTGTAATGTTGGCTGACGGCTGCATAATTTTCTTGCTGTTGATTTAAAAGCTGATTGAATTAAGCGCGATAGGTCAAGCCAGACTAGACCTACGCAACACGAACTAAACACTATGAATAAAAAACAACAGATAAAAGAATGGACTGAAACTATCGACCGTGTGGTTGAATCTTATGACAAACTGAACGATGCTTGCGATCAATGTGTTAATGCTGGTTGCATGGATATTGATGGTAAGTTATTTTCAGCTATTTGGGATTCATTTGACACAATGCTTAATTGCATTGATGATAAAAATGAGTGGTTGTCTTGGTATGTTTACGAGAACAACTGCGGCAAGGATGGATTTGAAGCTAAGGCCGCTAACCAGAAAAAAGCCAAAATTATTTCAAGGTCAGAAGATCTAGCCAAGTTAATTGTAAGTGATATAGACTATTGAGCCGTAAGACTAGGGGTTGACAAAAGCTGATTGATTCGCTAAAGATTTTACAGCGACTAGCAATGATGCTATTTGCGCATTAAAAACTTATGAGTAGCACAGCTTTTCATCTTCAAGGCGGCAACGGCGGGCATGTATTAAATTCTGGCGAAGGCGCACAGACTGGTAAAAACTATCGTTGGATTCAGTTCATCGAGGATACGGTCTTGTCAACGCTTCAGGGTAATCTTACCAACATTGCAGACCTTCAAACCATTACCCATCTTGCAGGCACTGGTATCGGTGGTAACTTTACAGCCGTTACTGTTTCCAGCGGAACTTGCATTGCTTACGACCAATAAACCGTGGCATCTTACCGTTCATTTGGTGGGCTTGACGACCAAACGCTAATTGATGGCGATACTGGTTTTGTTGGTATTAACCAGCGTTTGCAGTTAAACCAGCTTCAGGCGGGTGAGGTAAGAGAGTCATTGAATGGTAGGATGGAGGGCTATTGGCGGCCTCGTAAGGGAATCGTGGAAAAGACTAGCGCATTTACTACTGGCGGAACGCCATTGCAGTTACCGTTTTACCTGATTGATTCACCTAAAACTATTTCTAACGTGACTGTTCCTGTTACGGGAACGATTCGTATTACAGTTACGTCGCATGGATTTGCTGCAGGAACTTCTGGTTGGGCGACTATTGCTGGGCTGGATACTGCAGTTAACGGAAGTTATTTGCTTACGTATTACGATACGAATACCTTGGAGTATACAGTTTCTGGGATTACTTCTGTAACGGATACTAATGGCACATTATCGCAGATGCCGATTAACGATACTGCAAATGCCAATGTCCGTGCATCCTGCTTGTTTAGCGACCCTAATACTAGCAACAAAGAATATGTGATTATTGCCTTGGATACTTTGGCAAAGAAAGTTGATTTAACTGATTACAGCACAACTGATATTGCTTATCCGATTGGACAAGCTCTTGGAGCTGACACCGAAATGATTCAGGTATTTGACAAAGTAATGCTGTTCCGCGATGGGCAGCAGGCATTTGAGTGGTATCCTAATGGCAGACCAATACTTTCTGCTAATTCTAATGCTACGGCCAGCCCTAATACTGTGGTGACAATGAGCGTTCGTGAACACGGATTATTAGTTGGAACATCAATCGTGATTGCAGGTCTTACTGGAGGAACATTTCCAAACGGAACGTATGTTGTCGCAACGGTAGTAGATAAGGACACATTTACATTTGTAGCTTCAGGAATCTCAACTAGCACGACTTTTGTTGTTACCGCCGCGACTGCTACGGACGGATTTACACTTTCTCCTGGCGGGGCGTATACCCAACCACAGACCTTCAATATCACAGCTAAAGACGTAGATGTTGTTGGTGGACTTGTTACAGCAACCGTTGCAGGAAATACCACGATCCGCGCAGGAGATGTTATTATTGTCAGACAAACTGCAACCGCAGAACTAGATGGGATGCTTGGTAATCAGTATTATGTCACAGCAGCTACCACAACCACGATTAACTGGTATGCACCAATCGGAGATTACAACACATCGTCATCTGATGCCTTTGAGTTTGGTGGTCAGTTTAGCGTAGGAGGTGGTTTTATGCACCAACCAGGCGCACCTTGGGGAGTTTATTTTCAGCGTAGATTGTGGGTTCCGCATTATTACAGCGTATCTGGAGCATATAACGCCCCAGTCTATACCAGCACAAAGATTACTGATGAGATAGCCGTATCGGATATTTTAGACACCACAACATTTGACCAGATTGAGAATCAATTCCGCATTAGTGGTGGAACTGCTGATTATGTGGTTGGTATGCACGGCTTCTATGAAGATAGGTTGATTATATTCAACCGCAACAGCCTGCATTTGATAACAGGAACGACTGGAAGTTTGCTTGATACCAAGGTTACAGAATTAACATCAGAAGTTGGTTGCTTATCTCGCAAAACTATTGTGTCGCGTGGCAATACGGTCATGTTCCTGTCGGATGATGGCGTATATGCTGTTGAGTTCTTGAACGATTACAACCTTCGTGGTGCAGATGAGCCTATTTCTAAGAACATCCAGCCATATATCGACCGTATCAACAAGGATTATGCTGATGAAGCAGTCGGTATTTTGTATAACAACCGTTATTACCTTGCTGTTCCGCTTGATTCCGTTGCTGGTGCTAACGATGCGCGTGGTAATAACTCTATTTTGGTGTTTAACTTCCTGAATAAAGGCTGGGAATCATTAGATACCTTTGGTGATTCCAACTTTCTTATTAAAAATTTCGTAATTGGTAGTGCTGATGTTCGTAATAACATCTATGCAGTTACCGCTAACGGTGGATTACACCAACTTGAAGCAACCGATAGCTCTATTGATCGTTTAAGTGTATCAAATACAAGTAATTTAGTTGTAACTCCTACGATTAACTCGATATTAACGACCCGTGGGTATGACTTTAAAACAATGGATCGCAAAAGGTTTACAGACGCACAGGTTGTTATGCAAAACCTTGCTGGGGAAACTGGCGAGTATAGCATATCATTCGCTGCGGAAGATCCAGATTTATCACAATTCATTGGGACAACCACAGATTTTCTTGGTGGTGAAGTTCTAGCACCGAGTTCTGCAAACGAAGCAGAAACAGCAGGCATACGTTGTAGGCTTGGAGGTATCAGAGGTTATACTGGCACGATGATCTTGACAAGAACCATAGGTTCACCTAAAGTAAATTCTATTAAAGTCTCTGGTTCAATTACTAATAGACAAATAATCTCACAGAAATAATATATGGGCGCGGTTGATACAACTTACACATTTACAGCTACTGATACAATCACTAGCGCGAAGATGAACAACATCATCGACCAGACCACGATTACATCTGATGCTATTATTGGGACTACTTTGGAGGTTGCATCTGGGAAACTTAAAATTCGTGCAGCAGGAATTACATCCAACGAACTATCCACAAATGCTGTCACGACAACAGCAATTAACGATGGAGCAGTAACCCCAGCAAAACTATCAACCGCTGGCCCATCTTGGGATAGTGCTGGTGGAACACTTACACTTAGTCAAAGAGCTGTTGAACTTGGTAATGGTATCACGGCAGATTCTACTTCGTATATTGATTTCCATTCATCCTTCCCGATTATAGATAATGACGCGAGAATAATTAGAGATTCTGGCATAAATGGAGTATTAACCATTTCAAACCAAGGAACTGGAGCTATTGTCACATCAGCATCTGGAGGAGTTACATTTGGAACCGCCAATATGCCAAACCCATCTGGCACAGCACCTATCTACGGTATTCGTGCATGGGTAGCATTTGATCCAAACCGTAACGCTGCTGGGACTGCTGATACTACGAATACAACTCGTTATCTTATTTCATCTGGTAACGTAACGTCTGTTACAAAGACTGCGACTGGCAAATATACTGTGTTGATTGCAACCGCCCTTCCTGATGCGAACTACTCATACTTTGCTTCAGCACAAGCAGACTCAAGCAACGAGCCTCTTGTGTATCGTCAGAACGGTGGAACAAAATCCACTACCCAATTTCAAATCGAAACCCAAACACGTTCAGGATCATTGAGAGATTTTAACGAAGTTTGCATTTCTTTCATTCGGTAATGAAAGCAATCAACCATGCCTTACAAATATATAGTGAAAACAACGCTGACTTTGCAGAACTGCTTAAATGGCATCTTGCTTACGGTGTTGTTGTATCTTTGCCAGATTGTTTCATGTTTGGTTACTTTTGTGACCGCAATAAACCTATGCAGCCTAAGCCGCTTGAAGAATCTGACTGCATATTTATTACCTTATGTGTCGGAGATATGCGGCAAGCAGGGCTACAAATCGTTGAGCTTGTTCCTTGGATTGCCTACGAACGAGAGTTTAAAGGCGACAACCGCATAAGGATAACCAATTTCAAAAAATTCTTTAACAAAATATAATCATGGGATCATTCACAAGTAAGTTAATGGGGACTCAAGTAAAAGCCCCTAAAATGGATATTGGTGGAGATATTCAAAAATATGTCAAGGGCTATGAACAAGCCTTGCCAAGTGTTCTCCAACTAGAAAGCCAATACCGCCCTGAATTTCTTGGGTTGAACCTTGGTGACGTAGGAAGATTTCTTCAAGGAACAGATGGACAACAAGGACTATACGCACTTGGAAGAACAGCACAACAAGAGGCTGGCACTGGACTAGCTGAAGCTAGAGCTGCTGAACTTGCCTCGATGACGGAACAAGCACTAGCGTTTAGGCAGTTTGCACAAGCATTGTCACCAGAAGCTCAGGCACAGGTAGATGCTGCACAAATAGAGGCAGAAAGGGCTAGGGCATCTGCACAGGGAGTTACTCCACAAGAACAACGGATGTATCAGCAAACTGCTCGCGAAACAGCACAAGCATCTGGCAGACTCGGTGGCAACGCAGCTGTCGCATCTGAGATTATGGGCAGGGAAAATGTTTTTGCTCGAAAACGTGCTGAAGCAGACGCAGCTCGCATGGGGGCGTTTAACATGGCTCAGAATTTCTACACCGCACCAGGTTTGCAAGCACTTGGTAGTGCGCCACTGTCTTATCAAGCTGGACAAAACCAGCTTCAACTTGGACTCGGTGCAATCGGAAGTGCAGTTCCACAAATGATTAATCCAGATACGGGTGCTGACCTTGGAATGGCCAATAGAGCAAACATTACAAATGCCCGTGCTGCACAAGCATCTGCAACTGGTTCTGCCTTGAGTGGATTATTTCAAGCCATTGGTAACATAGCTAAACCTGGGTAATATCTAAATAAAATTATGGCATACGGAAGCGGAAAACGACTTGGGGAGACGATTGATCCTCGTTTAATGATGGCTGATTTCAGCGGTTTTGAACGTGCTGGTCAAATCATGGGGCAAGGATTTGCTAATACTGGCAAACAAATTGGTGATACAATTAAACAACGCAATGAAAATGAAAAAGAAATTGCTAGCAAAATAAAAATGGCAGAAGCCATAAAAAAAGCTGTGCCACCATTAGAAGGAATGGCAGACCAAGTTATTCGTGATCTTACAAATCCAGATCTTTCAACAAGTGATAAACTACGTGCTTCAGCGGGAATCAATGAGGCAATGCAGATTTCACTTCTTGGAAATCAAGAGCAGCGCGCTCAGGAAGAATTTAATATGCGTAAGGCAGCGGCAGGAGCAGCAGCAAGCGCACGTAGATCTGCTGATGCGGATAAAATTATTGAGGCTCAAAACCTTATGAAAGCGTTTCCATCGCAAATTGCTATATTGGAAGCATCTGGATTTGGCCCTCAAGCGCAAGCCTATAAAGATCAGTATGATAAGGCAATGGCTGCTGGAGATATCAATACAGCAATGACACTTGCTGGAACAGTGTCTGGATTTACTGGAGCAATGAAACCATCAACATTGCAACCAGTTCAGCCTACCGCATCGCCACAAGAACTTGCATCCTCTGTTAAAGATGCTTTAGAAATTGGCGTTACAAACGCTGTTGATGTTCAACCTAATTTGGTTCAATTATTTAATGATTCATTAAAATCTGGTGATTCTAAAAGAGCTGCTAAAATAGCAACTGACATTACTAATACTGTAAATACTCAAGTTGAAACTCAACAAAAAGAATCTAAAGATATAGTTAAACTTCAAGATGGTTCTGAAGTATTACTTGGGAAAACAACTGGAACAAGATTTACCCCAGATGGGAAAGCTATTCCAAGAACTAGCCCTATATATACGCAGCCAATAGCGGAACGTGAAACTACTATTGAAGAAAAAATAACCAAGTTAAGAGAAGCCAAAGAGCTTTACGAAAAAGGTGATAAACAAGGCGCATTAAACATAATGAATGCTATTGGGACTGGTGGTTTATTTGGTAAAACGATTACAATGGAGGAATTAGATTCTCAGATGCAAGGGCAAACCAATCAAGAATCCAACTCAAAAACACGCGAAGAAATAAAACAAAAGTTGTTCCCTGAATAATGAATCCAGAAAAAATAAAAGAGCTTAGATCATCAGGTTATAGAGATGAAGATATAGCTTCTGTTATTGCGGAGAACAATGAGGAAGCTGCGTCACTCTTAAAACAAGGGTTACCAGCTACATCAGTCATTAACAACTTAATTGGCATTAAAGAACCTGTTCAATTAACAGAGGAAGAAATAGCACAGCAAGTTGTTAAGGAGGAAATGCCAGATGCTCCTAAAGACGATGTATCAGTTAAGAGAATACTTGCTGGCATAGCTGCTGAGACTGCTATTTCAGAAGGTGCTAAGGTTGCAGGAACTGCATTGGGTGCTAAGTTTGGAACTGCTGGTGGGCCTACTGCACCAATCACTGTTCCTGCTGCGGCTACTGCTGGTTATTTAACGGGTGCTTTAAGTGGTGGTGTTACTGGTTCTATTGCAGCACAAACCATAGAGGGGCAACCTAAAATCTCATGGGGTCGAGTTGCTGCTGATACATTGCTTAACCTAGTTCCATTTGGAGAAGTAAAGAAAGGGCCTAGAGTTATACAGGCTATTTCAAGAAAAATGGCAGCAAGACCTATCGCATCTAAGATGGTAGCTGGAGCGGCTTTAAGCCCTGCTGGATTGGCAGTTCAAAATTTAATTGATACTGGAGAATTACCAGAGGGCGAGCAAGTAGCTGCAACATCTGGATTAGGAATAGTATTAGGAGGAACTTTAGGTATTACTTCTAATCAAGCTCAAAAATTGCTTGGTCGCATGAGCAAAAGATTGCCTAAAGACATAGATGAAATGGTTGCCAATGGAGATGCTGGAGCTGTTGCTTATGTCGATATGCTTACAAAAGGCGTAGAGCCACAAGTTCTTAAAGATTCGATCACATTATCTCAATTTAAAAACTGGATCGTATCTGGTGAATTAAAAGCTAAGGCAGTTCCTACTTCAATTACTGGTAAAGATGTTGCTCAAGAAATAAGAGTTGGCAAATGGAGAGCGCAAGCTGGCAAAGATATTGGTGGGACTTTGTTGAAAAACGTAAATGATTTCATAGCTAAATCACCTAACCCAGAGCAAGCTGAGAAGTTTGCCAATGATTATTTACTTGGTGCTACGAAAGATATTCCAGTTGGAATGGAGAAGTTATCAGAACAACTTTCACTAGGTAGGAAATATATTAGGGAATCACAAGAAGAAATCTTAGCAAATCATTATAGTGGTCAGCGACAGATACCAGAAGCAATGGTTCAAAAGATTGAGGATAGTCTTAATAATGGTGATTATGTAACAAGGGCTTATAGATTCTTTGAGAATGGTGCATACAATCCAAGCCAAGAACAATACGATTCTTTGATGAAGCGTTTAGTTACTGATGGAATGGATAAAGAAAAAGCAGCATTATATATTGCTGAATTAAACTCCAAAAAATCTGGAACACCAGATGAGATGGCACAATACATCTTCTCACAAAATGCTGGAGTTCTTAAAAATAGAAAAGAACTTTCTCCAGAACTAAGAGATTATCTAGGTGAATATAAAGATGTTGGATCAACACTTGGATTCACGGTTTCAAAACTTTCACGATTAGCTTCGTATGATACTGCTGATTCTAAAATCGCTCAAATGCTTTTTAATGCTGGGTTATTAAAAGAAGCAGACGAAACAACTAGGGGAATGATTCCAATAACTTTGCGTAGAGGCGAAGCACATTTGGGAGATAAAGTATTGGTAGGCTCACCAGAAGTTCAAGTTGCACTAAACGAATTGTATGGTCAAAAGGCAGATGATTTAGCTGGTGATCTTGCAACTGTATCAATTAAAGATTTGTGGCAAACAGGAACATCATTATCTAAAGCTGCTAAAGTTATTTTCAATCCAGCTTCTTATGGAACAAACTTTGTTGGATCATTATTTAGCAATGCAACAATGGCAAACAATCCGCTTAAAGGTTTGAAATTTGGAGTTCAAGGTGGCTTTACTCAGTTTGCTAATGGTCGTTTGCACTCTGTTGCTGGGATGAAAACAATTAAAGATATTGATTATTTCAAGCAACTAAAAGAAGTTGGAATGTTGCCACCTTCAATGCAATTTGCAGATATTCAATCTGGACTACAATCTGGTAAATTGGGAACAATGGCTAGTAAAATCATTGATCCTGTTGGTAAGGTTTATAGTATTCCAGATATTATGGCTAGGATCTCAGTATATGAGAATCAAAAGTCATTGCTTAGGAAGGCAGCAACTGGAGCGGATGAAAAGCAAATTGATAAGTTGGCCGCTGAAATGACCAACAATACATACATGAATTATGATATGCTTAATTCCAATCTTAAAACATTATCTAGGAACGGAATACCACTAAGCCAATTCGCATCATTTACATTGGAACTTGCGAGAACACAATTTAACCAAGGCAACATTGCTAAAAAAATGGTTAGTGGTGAAATGGCAAAAGAGCTATCAGCAAAACTAGGAGTTGAAGTTAATGCTGAAGAACTTAAAAAAGAAGGAATTAAAAGACTCATAGCAACAGCCGCTGTATATGGAGGTGGTGCTGCTGCCATTACTGGATTTAATCGTGAGTCTGTAACACCAGAACAAGAAAAAGCGTTAAGAGAAACAATCGTTCCTGAATGGGATGAGAACGCACCTTTACTTATTAAACGAGATAAGGATGGTAAAGTATATACTAAAAACGCTACATATCTTGCGCCACAAATGCAGGTTGTTGCACCATTTATGGCGGCATTTAGAGGAGAATCATTTAAAGATTCGTTGAGCAAAATGGCAGAAACTGCTGGTGATGGTGTTCTTGAGAACGGTGGATTCATGTTAAAAGGAGTACATCAAGCACTTGCTAACTATGATATTGAAGCAGAGCAAAAAATAACGACAGATCCAACTCTTTACGGTAAGATTGTAGATCAAGCAGCATGGGCTGGTAAAGAATTATTCCAGCCAGGTTTCGTTCGTGAATACAAAAAGTCACAAGAAAACCCGCTTGGTGTTACTGCAATGCGTATGGGTGGCATTAGGGTTAATGCTACGACAGAGCAAAAAGGATTTGGTTTCAGATTGCGTGAGGTTCAATCAAAACTCGACACTGTAAAAGATCAACTGGCAAGTGCTAGATATGAGAAAGCAGATCAAATAGGTAGGCTTCTTAATAGAGAGGAACTTGGTTTTTCTTACGATACTGTTCTTAATCCACTATACAAAACGCATCAAGAAGAATTGATTAAGCACGTAAATAATATGCGTGTTCTAGGACATAATAATGACAGCATTATGAGAATGATGCGTGACAATAAGATTCCTAATCTTGAGGCGTTGAACGCAATAGATGGAATTGTAGAGGATTTGCCTTTGGTTGACAGAAAAACAGTTGCTGATACTTACGATGAAATCATGCAACAGCCAGGTGACATATACAAAAAGATTTTGGATGTTGCTAAAACAGATCGCCCATTAGCTAAGGAGCTTGGCTCTTATCACAAACAACAAACACGCGATAAGCTATTGAATATAAGCGAAAGGGATAACGCTATTAGGAACTTGGATACGCAGAAACAATCTGAATTTATTCACAGAGAAATGCTGAGAAGCGATAATCCAGAAGCTGTGTTGCAGCAATATCTCAAGAAAAGAGTTGTGAATCAAGATTCATACCGAGCAATTCTTTTGTTGATGAAAGCTGACAAACAAAAATAATTGCTTGCTTTATCCTTACGGATAATTACATTGCCCCAAATGGACGAAGAAAAAGACACCGACCTTTCTACCATTGATAACAAAGAATCAATGGTCAAGTTTATGGAAGCTATTAGGGAGCGAGCTAAAGACTTGCCGCCTAATTGTGCTGAGAATACCAAGCCAGATGTTGCCGCTAAAGCACTTTGGTTGCTGGCACAAGGGGCAAACTTCACTGAGATTCGCCGTATTACTAGCCTGTCAAACGAGACAATTCGTAGGCTAGAGTGGGTTCATACCGACACATTGGAGCAGAAGCGTAAGCAGTTTTCGACCCGTTACGCTATGGCCGCAATGGAATACACCGACCTTTTGTTTAAGAAAGCTGAACAACTGTGGGATGATCCTGAGCAGTTGGCAATGGTTTCCCCAGAGAAGCTGGCTACGACCGTTGGAATCATGCAGGATAAGGCATCTGCTTTGGCTGGTATTTCCAGCACGGACATGGGCAAAAAAGATGGCTTGTCTATTGAAGATGCTCTGGTATTGATTGAAGCATCTCGCAAGAAGATTGCCGAGAAAACACAGAACAAAGTAATCGAAGCTGAAGTAATCCATGCTTAACTGGACACCACACGAAATCCTGCCGATACCCACCGATGAGGACATCGCGGTTATGGAGGCAGAAGACCTTATCGCCCTTCATACGTCAAGGGAAGAGGCTATTCGCAATGCCGAAAAAGACCCTTTCCGATATGGCTTTAAACTAGAGCATTGGTTTAAGGCTTGGGAGCAACTAGACGAAGTGAATGAAATCCTTTGTCTTGGAGGAAACCGTTGTCTTGCCCCAGATCAGGAGATTTACGACCCTGTTTTCCAAGCGTATCGCAAAGTATCTGAAATTGAAGAGCCGTTTCACGTTGTTGCGTGGGATGCTAAAAGAAATAGAGAGGTTATAGCCAGAGCTGGCAAACCATTTAAAAAGAAGAAACGAGATAAGATATTGCACTTCTGGTTTTCAGATGGAGGAACGCTAAGATGTTCTGGTTCTCATTTGATTTTTTGTTGTGACAAAGGTTGGGTAGAGGCTTCGGTTCTAAAGGAAAGATTCAGTGTAATAAACAGCCCAAACGGACGTTGGCTTGTTGTCAACGACTGCGATGAGGACGAAGAAGAATCAGACATTTGGGATTTTCACGTCCCAATTTACAACAATTACTTTATTGGTAACGTGTTGTCTCACAACAGCGGGAAAACTGCATTTGGTTCTTATTCAGTTGTCCGTGCCGCCATTGAGAATCCAGGTTCGATCATTATGTGCTTTGCCCAGAGTGCCGAGGTTAGCATTAGGCAGCAACAGAGCGCGGTGTATAACTGGT